AGCAGTACCAGCGCCGTCTGGAGATCATCAACGATGCGAACCAGAAGGCCCTGGGGCTGGACGCCGACTACTGGCGCCGCCGGCTGCAGATGCAGCAGGACTGGACGGTGGGGGCCAATGAGGCCATCACAAACTACCTGGATGAGATCGCCAACGTCGCCAAGCGCACAGAGAACATCGTGGGCGGTGCACTGTCTGGCCTCACAACAGGCCTCACAGATGCGCTGTTCGATGGAAACCTGGATTCGCTCCAGTCCGTGGGGAAGACCATCGCAAAGCAGATCACGGCCGGGATCATCTCCGAGCAAATCAGCGCGCCGCTTGCCAAGTGGCTCAAGGGCCAATTTGGCGACTCCGAATCGCTGCTGTCGTCGCTGTTCGGCTCTCTCTTGGGCGGCAAGGGCGGCGGAGGTGGCGGTGGGTTGTTCAGCTTCCTCTTCCATGCGAAGGGCGGCGTCTACGACAGCCCCAGCCTGAGCCAGTACAGCAACCAGGTGCACAGCACCCCGAAGGTCTTCGCATTCGCGAAGGGAGCCGGCGTGTTCGCCGAGGCCGGGCCCGAGGCGATCATGCCGCTGACCCGCAACTCTGCCGGCGTGCTGGGCGTGCGTGCAGTCGGTGACTCGAGCGGCGGCGCTGGTGGTGGGCGCGGCGGTGATCGCGTCTACAACATCAACGTGCAGACCGTGGCGCAGCCTGGCATGAGCCGAGCCACAGCGCTACAGCAGGGCGCGGACTACGGGCGCGGAATCCAGCGCGCCCTGGAAAGGAATGGTTGATCCATGGTGCAAGTCCTTGCAGATGTCGTCATGCCGAGGATGGTGGTTGCCGGCGGCATCACGGGCCGGCAGATACGCCGCAACGCGCGCGCCGAAAGTGCTTCGGGCTTCGTTTCTGTCAACGTCGTGCGCAGCCGCACGCGCAGACAGTACGACCTGGGCACTGTCCCGCGCGCTGTGACCGCATGGCAAGCCATCGAGGCTCTGTACGAAGTCACCGAAGCGGGTGGCTTCGGCTTTTTGCTCGAAGACCCCAAGGACAGCGACGCCACGGCCGACACGGGCCGTGTGATCCAGGTGGCGGGCGTCTGGCAACTGCACAAGCGCTACCAGGTCGCAGGTGGCCTGCGCTACCGGGACCGGCGCATCACACGGCCCATGGGGGCTGTTCGGCTGTTGGTCGGTGGGGTAGAGGTCGCCGGCACGGTGGACCCCGACACGGGCATCGTTGTCTATGCCAGCGCGCCACCAGATGATGCCGTGTTGGCATGGGTTGGGCGATTCCGGGTGCCAGTTCACTTTGCCAGCGATGACCTCGAATGGGACGTTGTCAGTTCTGGCGAATATCTCCGTCGCCTTGTGCTCGCGCAAAGCATCATCCTTGACGAGATCCTCGAATGAAAACACTGCCCACAGCCCTGGCCGAGCACTACGCAAGCGGCAGCACCACCGTGGCCACCGCATTGCGCATCGAGCGCAAGGATGGCAGCGTTTTCGCCTTTACGTCTGGCTCAGATGATGCCGTCATCGACGGCGAAACCTACATCAGTGGGCCGGGCCTGGACCTCTCCGGCATGGCTTGTTCTGCGGGCTTCGCCGTCGACAACCTGGAGCTGACGGTGTTCCCTGATCCGGTGGTCCTGACGAGGGATTCGTTCCTGGCTGGATTGTGGCAGGGCGCGCGCTTCTTGCTGTTTGAGTACAACTGGGCCGACATCAGCATGGGGCGCAACGTGCTCAAGCGCGGCTGGCTCGGGGAGTCGCGCCTGCAGGCAGAGGCTGTGGTGGTCGAGCTGCGCAGCCTGCGCCAGGCGCTGCAGCAGCAGGTCGGTGAGCAGACGACGAAAACCTGCCGGAACCGTCTTGGGGATGCTCTCTGCAAAGTCGACTTGTCTCCGCTTACGCATTCCGGCGCTGTCGCATCGTCTCCAGACCGCTACACGCTCACGGGCCTCTCGGCAGTTGACGACTACTACACCGAGGGGTTCGTGACCTTCTCGACCGGCCGCAATGCCGGCGTGGCGCGGAAGGTCCGCAAGTTCGCGAGCAACGTCTTCGAGCTTGCGACACCGCTGCCGTTCCCGGCCGACGTTGGCGACCAGTTCACGGGCATCGGCGGCTGCCAGAAGCGACTCCAGGACTGCCGAGACCGTTTTTCCAACGTCCCGAACTTCGGCGGGGAGCCGCATCTCCCGGGCATCGACGCGCTCACGGCATACCCGATCCCAGGGGAATCCACATGATCGTCGCGGAGGCCCGCAGCTGGATCGGCACCCCATACCACCACCAGGCGCGCGCCAAGGGCGTGGGCGTGGACTGTGCCGGCCTTGTCATCGGCATCGCGCGCGAGCTGGGCATGGTGGCGCCGGACTTCGACATTTCCGGCTACGCGCGCCGGCCAGACGGCTGGAGCTTCCTCTCTTGGAGCGATCAGCACATGCGCCGCATTCCGCGCGCACAGATGGGCCCGGGCTCCTGCGTCGTGGTGCGCTTCGACCAGCACCCGCAGCACATCGGCATCGTCGGTGACTACGTGCACGGCGGGCTCTCGATCATCCACGCGATACAAGGGCGCGGCGTCGTTGAGACCAGGCTGATGCTGGACAAACACATGATTTTCGTGGCGGCCTACGAGCTGCCCAAGGAGGGCGCATGGCGCAACTCGTGCTCGGGCTCGCAGGAGCCGCGGTAGGTAGTCTCTTCGGCGCACCCCAGATCGGCTGGGCCATTGGTGCGACCCTGGGCAGCGCGTTCGGACCCACGCAAAAAAGCAGTGGGCCGCGCCTCACGGATCTGAAAGTCACGGCGAGCGAGTACGGCGCACCGATACCCTACATCATCGGCAACCCGCGCGTGTCGGGCACTGTGATTTGGGCCAGCACCAAGCGAGAGATAGCAACGACGACAAGCCAGGGCAAGGGAGCTGGGGGTGCCGAGTACACCAGCTACACCTACGAGATCGATCTGCTGTACTTGCTCTCCGACAACGAGATCCTGGGCGTGCGCCGGATATGGTCCAACGGCAAGCTGATCTGGACCCGGGCCGAGGAGTCGGACGCAGAGTCCATCGAGGCCGGCGAGGACACGGTCAGCTGGAAGGCCATGCGCATCTACACAGGCGCGGCTGATCAGCTGCCAGACCCCGTGTACGAGGCCGCCGTGGGCTCTGGCAACGCGCCCGCGTACCGTGGCCGTGGCACTGTGATGCTGGAGGGCGTCAACCTCGGCAGCAGTGGGCAGCTGCCGAACCTCACATTCGAGATTGGCCTGGGCGGCGATAATGTTCAGTATTTTTTCAATATGCCTTATGAAGACACGCATGGTCCTGAGGATATTGAGGCAAACCCGCTTTCATATGTTGAATCAAATCCAGAGAATTCAATTTTCTCTGTATCTGGATTTACTTCGAGTTTCCCTGAAGAAGGCGACAAAAGGGCATACCTTACATATTCCGGCCCGAAGATAGGAGACATGCTGCGCGTAGATTCTCCGGTATTCATTGAGGTTGAAGCATATATGAACCGTACTCCCGGATCCGGGAATACTGATTACCAGAGATTCATCGGAGTTTCTGGCAGCCAATATGCCATGGGATGGATAAGGCGCGATGGAGGTCTGTATTTGAGACTTGCTGTTGGGTCTGATATCAGAGAGTTCCCGGCATATGATGGCAAGTTCCGAATGGTATTTGATAATACCGAGAGCAAAATGTCATTCTTCCGGCTAGACGGCGAAGAATGGATTGCAATGTGGGAGGATGTATATTTTTCTTCGCCAAGTGGAGATGTCACAATAGTTGTTGGAAATATCGATACGCCATCGGTTAACAATTACATCGGATCGACTATTGCGAGCGTTGTCGGTTATCAGGATTCCCAGTATGTCGGTACGCCTCTCACTCCTGAGCCACTGGACGAAGTTGTTGGGAGGCTGGTGGAGCGTTGCGGGATGACTGCATCGGACTATGACGCTACAGACCTGGAGGGACAACTCGTGCGTGCAATGGCGATCCAGCCAACCGCCGCGCGGGCAGTGCTGGACCAGCTGGCAGCCGCGCACTATTTCGAGTGCGTGGAAAGCGAAAAGCTCTACATGCGCCGCCGTGGCGCCGCGCCCGCAGCGACCATCCCCTACGGGGATATCGGTGCTGATGCGCTGATGACGATCCAGGAGTCCAATGATCTCGAAATCCCGGCCCAGGTCAATGTGACTTATCTCAACCTGTCGAATGCCTATCAGCAGGGCAACGAGATGAGCGACCGGCTCACGACGGAATCAACGGCCGTGGGCACTGTGCAACTCGCCATGGGCCTGACGCCGGCTTCGGCCAAAGCCATTGCAGATACAGCAGTGCTCGACCAAGCCATTGCATCGCGCACGATCACTGCTGCCCTGGATATGCGGTATGCGGCGCTGGAGCCCACGGACGTGCTCATCGTCACGGACAGCGCGGGTCAGCAGTACCGCGTCCGCATCGTCAAGATCGCCGATGCCAGCGGGGTGCGGCAGTTGGACCTGGTTGCAGACGATGCCCGCGTGCTGAGGCAGATCGGAATCACTGGGGAGGACTACGACGACGACTACACGGTCACCAAGTTTGCGAAGACTGACCTCGCGATGTTGGACATCCCGATCTTGCGCGACCAAGACGACAACCCGGGTGTGTACGCAGCAGGCGACGGGAAAAAAGGCGCATGGCCTGGCTATGCTCTCTACCTGGATGACAAGCAACTGGGGACAAGCAACTCGGGCGCCGCCATGGGCGTGTGCTCGGAGGCGCTGGGGACGTGGACGAGTCTGCTTGTCGATGAGTCCAGCCTGATCACGGTCACGCTCAACCCCGGAGACCAGCTCGAATCGATCACGCATGCGGACCTGTCCACAACCATCAGCAACTATGCCGCTGTCGGCGCGCATGGGCGCTGGGAGATCGTGCAGTTCACGCGGGCGGAGCTGGTGTCTGCTGGCGTCTACCGGCTGAGCGGTTTCGCGCGCGGCCGCCTGGGCACCGAACACCTGCGCGGCACCCACCTGGCCGGCGACAAGTTCGTGCTGTTGGATGGCAATGGCCTACTGCGCGACATCGCCGACCTGGCCGCGCGCGGTACGGAGCGCGAGTACTCGGGCGTCACGCTAGGTGGCCGGGTCAAGGATGCCACCAAGGTCGAAATCGCCCCAGTGTGGGAAGGCCTCAAGCCATGGGCGCCGGCAAACCTGCACAAGACGTGGGACAACGGCCAGATCACGGTCTCCTGGGGCCGGCGCTCGCGCTACGTGTCCAGCGCACTGTCTGGTGTGGTGCCACTGGCCGAGGCTGTGGAAGCGTATGAGATCGACGTTGAGACGCCCTCGGGGTCCATCACGACGTTCCAGGCATCAAGCTCGCCAGTGACGCTGCAGGCTAAGGCCTTCAGCAGGACGCTCACAGCGCCGGACGGCGGCGGCACAGCCATCCATGGCGTGGTCATGGGCGGCTACTACTACTCGATCTATGACGTGTCGGGGAACGGAGGCATTCAGAAGCGCGATGCTTCAACGCTGGAATTTGTGGCACAGAAGATCATCGGCCTGTCCACCGGAAACGCCGGCAGCCTTATTTCGTCGGGTGGCTACCTGTACACCTGCAGCGTCGGCTCTGGCACTCAGGGCGTCGTCAAGAAGTGGGATGGAGACCTCAACGAGATTGCGTCGGCGACACTCGACAGGCCGGGCGACGGGCAAAACTTGACTGTCGTCGGAGGCCTGCTGTGGGTCGCATGCCCCTATACGGGAGTGACCCGTGGGCTTGATCTTGGATCCCTGGCAACGGTGCGGGATGCCGCCGTTGCGTCGCACCATCTCGCGAACGATGGAGTTGCGTTGTGGGCGGTTTCCCGCTCAACCGACAGGGCCTATCGCATTGATCCAGCGACAGGCACAGTGACACTGCAATTCGGAGTCGGACGATTCCCGATTGGCTGTGCGATTGCCGGTGGGCTACTCTGGTCTCTATCGGCATACGAGAAAGAGCTGTCGTGCTATTCAACGGGCGACGGCACACCACAGAGCTTCAGACTGTCGACAGTGGACGACGAGTCAACAAGCCACTTCGGCGCATTGACTTCGGCTGGAAACATGTTGGCCGTTGGCACGTCGCTTGTGCAGATTGTGGATGCTTCCCGGCTTGCGAAAGTTGGACAAATAAAGCAGCCTGGCGCGTTTGTCATGCCTCCGGGGTCAACCATGTTGACCGAGGAAATGCTGGCAGTCAGCAATGAAAATGATGGCGTGAGCTATTACGAGATTGCTGATTTGCCAGTTGATTCCATTGTTCGTGTTTATCAAATGTCCGCGACGGTTGGTCGTGGCAATCCAGCGAGTATCTGAATATGGCTGATCAAACATCGCAAATACAGCAGATCGCAGCGGCGACAAATTCGGTGGATCGCATCAACGAGAATTTTGATGCGGCCAGTCCGTCAATGCTCTACGGCAGAGATGCACGCACCACGGCTGGCCTGACCTGGGGCTATGTCGGGGGGCGCTGGCTCGGCTCGCTCATCGCCAGTGGCACAGTCTCGCTTTCGATCGGATCGACCAACTACGTTGTAGCGCACCTCGCCACGGGCGCCGTGTCCACCTCAACGACGGCCACGAACTGGAATGACCAGGGTACGTATCTGCGTCTCTACAAAGTCACTACAGGCGCGTCGTCGGTGACGGGCTATGAGGACCACAGGCAGGGCTACGGTGCCGGTGGCGGCATGGTCAATCCGATGACGGCTGCGGGCGATTTGATCCGCGGCGGTGCATCTGGTGCCCCGCAGCGATTGGCCGCCGGCTCGAATGGTCAAGTGCTGACGCTCTCCAGCGGAGTACCCACCTGGGTGTCTCCCGGTGCCGGATCAGGGCTCGCTGCGATCCCGATTGCATGCAGTGACGAGACCTCCGCGCTGTCCACTGGCGGGGCGAAAGTGACATTCCGCATGCCCTATGCAATGACCCTCACAGACGTTCGCGCCTCGCTCACGACGGCGCAGTCTTCTGGGGCCATTTTCACAGTGGACATCAACAAAGCAGGAGCCTCAATCCTCTCCACAAAGCTGACTATCGACAACGGCGAAAAGACCAGCGTGACTGCTGCCACACCTGCTGTGATCAGCGATTCGAGTCTTGGAGATGACTCGGAAATTACGATAGATATTGACCAGATCGGTAATGGATCTGCAACTGGCCTCAAGGTATATCTGATAGGGATTGTGTAATGCTGCTTAATCCATACAGATTCGGATCTCCTGTAGTTGGTCAGCCGTACCGTGATGCTGTGCTGCTGGACGCTCCGGCAGCATATTTCAGGCTGGCGGAAACCAGCGGGCCAGCGGCGAACTACGTCCTTCCGACAGAAACAGGAGCCGCAACATCCGTAACCCAGGGCGTTGCATCGCTAACACTCGACTCGGATGACAAAGCTGCTGGATTCCTGATTACGGGCTACATCACTGTTCCGACACTTAGATACCAGTATTCTTCTGGGTTTACTTATGAAGCCATAATAAGAATAAATTCTGGCGCTTTGTCTTCTGGGGCGGTGCTTGGGATAATGAGCAAGGGCAATGCTGGAGCGTATCTTCGCGTGAGTCAGTCAGGTTCTACCGGCCAGGGCCGGCTGCACTGGATAAGGTCACGCACACAAGACCTTGGCCAAAGCAGTGTTCTGCTTTCCGAGAATGTTAAATATCATGTCGCTGTTACGGTGGGTCCTTCTGGATTGCCTACATTCTATGTGAATGGTGCACCTGCTGGGACTGGAACATCAAGCACATCAATGGCAAGCACTGATGATGTGCTAAATATCGGGAGCGATTATTACAGCGGCTCAAGAGCAGAAGGATTCAGTGGAGTAATTGACGAGATAGCAATCTACGACAAAGCACTCACTTCAACGCGGATACTGGCACATGCGCATGCCGCCGGATTAGCCTGATAAATCACATAACTCAACCGCAACCCGCTTCGGCGGGTTTTTTCATGCCCGGAGGAGGGCCAATGCAAGACGACTACGGCGATGCCATCAACACGCAGACAGCGGCTGCAATCAATGCACGGCTGGATGAGGGGGACGCGCGGATGACCCGCATGGAGCGGGAGCTCGCGGCGAACACGGCCGCCACTGAACAGGTGCGCGCGAACACGGCCGATCTGGTGGAGGTCTTCCACGCCGCGCAGGGGGCTTTCCGCGTCCTGAACTGGATTGGCAAAGCGGCCAAACCGCTGGGCTATATCGCCGCGGCGTGCTCTGCGTGTCTCGGTTTCTGGGCTGCGCTGAAAGGGCACCTGAAATGAGCAACAAGGCCAAACTGATCGCCGCCATCGGCGCCGCCGTGGCTGCCCTGGCCGTGCCCCTGGTCGCCAAGTACGAGGGCACGGTGCAGGCTACCTACCACGACCCTGTGGGCATCATCACCGCGTGCACGGGCCACACAGGTCCGGATCTGCAGATGGGCCAGGTGTTCACGCGCGAGCAGTGCGAGGACATGCTCTACAAGGATCTGCTCAAGCACACGGCCGCGCTGGAGTGCGTCAGGTCACCGATGACCGACGGGCAGAAGGCCGCATTCCTGAGCTTTGCGTTCAACGTTGGCAACGGCGCGTTTTGCTCCAGCACACTGGCGCGCAAGGCCAATGCTGGCGACATGCCGGGCGCGTGCGCGGAGCTGAGCCGCTGGACCTATGCCGGCGGCAAGCAACTGCCGGGCCTGGTCAATCGGCGTGCGGCTGAGCGGCGACTGTGTGAAAGGGGCCTGTCGTGATCGGCGCGCTCAGGGCCTATGCCTGGCAAGCGCTGGCCCTGGCACTCGCTGCTCTGCTGGCTTGGCAGGCCGTGGCCCGCCTGGGCGCTGAGCGCGATGCGGCCCAGGCCCGCGCCGACCTGGCCGGCGAGCGCGAGGCGTCGGCCACAGCCGCGCGCCAGGCATCCGAGCGATATCGAAATCTGGAGGACAAGCACCGTGATGACATCCGCACCATCGACACCCAGGCTCGGCAGGAGCTGGCGCGCTCTGCAGCCGATGCTGACGCTGCCCGCGCTGCTGCTGGCCGGCTGCGCGGCGACCTCGCCAGCTACATCACCGCCCACCGTGCAGCCGCCCAGGCTCGCGCCGCTGCCGGACAGTGCGCGCCAGACACCGCAG